GCTTGATTTCTTAATGTGACAGTAAGCCGATCTATTTTACGAATTGGATTTATAAATTGAGTTGCCATGTTATAGTTATCCTTATAGACAATCAACGAATCGGAGCCAGAGTGACTGGTAGCTTCCGAAATAAGACTGGCAAAAGATCCCCGCACGGTTGTTATATCCCCCTGTCCTTCATAAACATTAGAAGTTCTGTCACTGAAAATACTGTTAAGTTCTTCAATAGAAAGATAACAATGTTCGGTGTGGTCTGTCGTGTGAATGTGTGCCGCCAAAAGTTTCGCCTGGACAACATTATTTAACGGATTGTTCAAGAAGACGGTAAAGTTGTTTGAACTATTCTGACCCACGGAATCAAATGTAATTGTGTGATACTCGTAATTGAGATCGGGCATTGTTTCAGTGGGCGAGGTAATGAGAGCCATTATTATACTATTATACATTTAGAATAAAACACCACCAATTCCACCCGTGATTTCATAATTGGCATGGTCCTTCACAAGCTTTTGACCTCCACAAACACCACCTGGTGTCAAAGACTTTGAATAGTAAGCACCATTTTTTTCAGAACCCGCAACACAATCTTCACGGTGCTCTAAGTCAAAAATAGATTCCTTAGATTTTTCGGAAATTAAAAGCGGTCTGGGGGTGTAGGCACTTCTAACGGCGACCAACACAAAAATCAAACCAATGAGAATGGCGATTATCGTAATGGCGTTGCGGTTTGCTCGGTTAAAGTTAAACATTTATATATTCACAATATTTTTTTTAACGCCGTTCCCAGGGAAAGTGATGGCGGCGCGGGCGACCACGGTGCAGATTTCTCATAATTGAACAATCGGATTAGAAGTTCTCGACATAATGGGTGGCCCTGGTCTGCGAGCACTCTTCGCAGTCGTCAATATAAAAATCAAACCGATAAGGATGAAAATTATCGTAATCGCATTTCGATTGGCTTTGTTGAGATTGAACATTTATATATTTACAATATTTTTTGTAAAGTGTGTTAAAGTAATAATTATATTTTCAATATAAAGAGTAGATGGACGAGGAAATTATACTGAACAAACGTTCTGGTGTAATGAAACTTGACGAAGACGAACAAGCTCTCATGGACGAGATAGAAATATCCGTTCCCCAACCCAAAAGGGTACAAAGACCAGTAAACAATAGACCGCCCGGTCCCTCTTTTCACATACAGCAGCAAGAAGCGATTGATGCATTTGTCAACCCAGACAAACAAACTGCCCCGCCTAAGCAGGTTACAGAAGAGATAGACTATGACGAAGATGAACCTGTTTTTTATGACGAAGATGACGGTCACTATGGAGGTGGACCTGGTGAAGAAAGACCATCTGCTGGATATTCTTCGGTTGATGAAGAGAAAGCAGATCTTCTTAACAAATTAACCAGACTTGAAAAGAAGGGTTTGGCTATAAACAAGCGTCTCAACGCATACTCGGCGATTGATGATCTCAGGGCGGAGGTTAAGAGAATTACATATAACATTGAAGTTGAACAATCTGTGAAGGTTTCGAGACGTATGCTTGTTGCTTGTGTGACTGGACTGGAATTCCTTAACAAGAGATATAACCCATTTGAAATTCAACTCGATGGTTGGTCAGAAACAGTTATGGAAAATGTAGACGATTATGATACGGTATTTGAAGAATTATATGTGAAATACAGATCGAAGATGCATGTGAGCCCCGAGGTCAAGCTTATCATGATGTTGGGTGGTTCCGCTATGATGTTCCACTTGACAAATAGCATGTTCAAGTCTTTGCCTAACATGAATGACGTGGTCAAGCAAAACCCGGAACTCATGCGCAACATGATGCAGGCGGTTCAAAGTACAGCAGCTAATCAACAGGCTGCGACAACAGCACCACAAACCTCGTCAGACGGTTCTTATGAAATGCAAGGCCCGGGCTTAGATATTTCTAGCTTGATGGGTAATGTCATGATGCCTCCACCACCACCGATGAATACATCCGCACTGAGTAAGATACAGGAAGAAATTAACACTACCATACCAGCGGACGACGACGTCTCTGACATTGTTTCTGTGTCAGGTGAATCAACGGGTGGTGAAATAAAAGAAGTCACAGTGTCTGCTGGTGAAAAAAAGAAGGGTGGCCGGGGTCGAAAGAAGAAGACAGAAATTAATCTCTAATATTATATAAATGATAGGTTACTGTCCCTTGGATGAAGAACCTCCGGTGCGCCGAGTGCGCCGTACCGGCCCGGTCAAGTCCAGACCAGTTCAGACACCCGGTCCAGAAGAGTCGGAGTGTAATTATGTTGTTATGTTTTTTATTGTTGGCGTTTTAATTCTCGCCGTTACCGATTCTATGCAAAAGTAGATACAGTCCCTTTTACCTTGTTTGTTTTATGTAAACTTGGTAAAAACGATTTTTATCTAGTTATTTTCTAAATTAATGCACCAGACATTGTTCTATTAACAGACTACATTTTAAGTTTTTCTGGAACAACACGCCCATCGTTATCTGTCCAGTCAAGACTATACATATGCTTATCTTTACGTTCTCCTATGACCAGCCAACTCACGATCGAGTTTGATGTGGTATTTTGTGAATGAATTGTGATCGAGTTACAGTCTACAACTCCACGTACAGCATCCCAATTTGTCTCATTTGAGACAAAGCATTGTATATCTCTAGTGAGTGCTTCAAATGTACCACCTGTCATCCTTGAAACTTCGTCTATATTTACAATAACAGATCCATTTTCGAGTTGAGCTTTACCGCGATATATGAGATCAGCTTTTGGTCCTTCAATAAATGAATGTGTAAGTGAGTGTGTAGATTCCATATTTGGTAACGGGTGGTCTATTTTGAACGTACCACTCGCCTTTGTAAGAGTGCCCGATATGTTGACATTTGTTGCGTTTATGTTTAAAGTAGTGTCAATTCGTATTTCACTGACGACGCCTGGATTTACGTTGCGTCCAAACACAAACCTTGATCGCTCTGGATCAGATGAATTCGCACTTCTAATTCTGTTTACATTCGATGGTGTGGAAATGGCTTTATGCTCCCACGCACCGTTTTTTTTATGTATCATGTAATTCGTCGCCAAGATGCGCACGCCCAATTTATCGACTCGTATGGAGTTTAAACCACTCGGACCAACATATTCATTAAGCAACCATGCGTTATTGTCATATTCATATATACGCAGCGCTCCACCGTTAATCATATACGCAAAAACTGTAAAATCCTGATTTACACTGAACGATTGTGAGTTTGTGTTCCCTCCACCGACATCGATTTGATGTTGTTGAGACCACGAGCTCCCACTTCGCGTGAACGTAAATATCCGAGTGTTTCCAAGATTTGTCCCATAAAAATCATTACTAGCTAGCATGACCTTCGTACCGTCGTAATTAATTCCTACTAATTTTAGATCATCATTTCCTACGGCGAGAGACGGTGTAAACGTACCCGAATATGTTCCGTTTATGACTGCGTGTACGAGATGAGTATTAGTGTTACCGGCCAATACGACGTTTCCGTCACCGCTCACGAGACAATCGTAATTTGAACCCGTGCTGTATTGCGACTCTGTCCAACTAGATCCATTGTAGTTCCAAATGTATAAATAAGTACCACTAGCTATCGCTATCGTCTCTCCATCGTCTGATATGTCAACGTCGTACACATTTTCCAAGGCAGTGGAATATAACGTCGACGTCATTTGAGTCGTTTGTGACCAAGTGGTTCCATCGTAATCGTATACAAATGGCAATGAATCTGACCCATAATTAGAGAATGCGACGCGCGTCCCCGATCCACTCATGGCTATGAGGTTCGTGCCTCCACTCGAGACGGTGTCTGTTTGGTGATAATTTGTCGAGTTGGATCCAAATACATTCGATCCGTTATAATTGATACTAGAAATGGAGACATTTTCCTCTAGTACGATGTTGGATAAAGTTCCACCGTCTCCGTGGTATCTCAATGCGTGCATATCGTACACATTGGCGTCGCCGGCCACATCCAACTTATATGTTGGATTTACCGTCGAAAAATAAGTCGTTCCCATGTCTATCATTCGGTAACCATCATTATTTATTTTGGTATAAACAGAATACCCAGTTTGAAATATCGACCACGCCCCCTCGAAATATATGTAACGATTGCCGTTTATGACGGCTTCGTCGCCACTATCGGTTACGGAAACATGTGTTCTAGGTTCGGGTTGATTTAAGGGCGACGATAGAGGAAACAAAGTTTCAGTCCAATTCTCTCCGTCATAATTGTATATATGATGACCGCTATTCGATACCGTGGCCATTACGGTACCGTCCTCGTTAATCGCTACCCTATCACCAAACGCAGCCGCACCGTTTGTTATTTTATGGGCGAGGGATAAGTTGTTGTAAATGTACACTTCACCCGACCCCGACCCAATGGCGATTTTATTTCCAGATTTGTTTATGTATACAGAAGTTCCAAACCTATCAGATTGGCTACGCGAATCTGAAAATAACGACGCTGTGCGTGTCCATGAAGAACCGTTATACGTGTATACGTATGCGGCACCGGCATACAGTTGAATGTTGCCACCATTGTAATTTGTTTCATTACGAGCACCGGCGATGAGAGTGTTACCGTCACCATTTAAACATAATGAGCATCCAAAATTCCCGTTAGCAAATCTGATTCTACTAGCTTCAGAATATCCACCATTATCCGCGGCTGCGTCTATGGCGGATCCGAGCTGATTCCAATTTTCGCCGTCATATCGATACACAAACACCGCACCCGAGTTAAAGTATCCATTATACGGACCATCCCAATCAATCGCACCACATGCGATCGTTGTTCCGGTGTCATTTACGGCAACTTGTTCACCAAAATTAATATCACTATTGACTCCCGATGTGACTGGATTTGATGTCGTTTTATCGGATATTACATTAGAAAATGCATCTATTTTAATAGCTCTGAAATTTTCACTTCCACCGTACACAATCGTCTGTGCGTTACCACTTATATCCAATTGATATGATGTAGACACTCCTATTTGACTTGTTATAGTCATGTATCTCGGTACATTTATCGAGTTTAGAGTTATTTTATCATAAGCTATGATATTGGAGTCATGAAGCGAGACACCATTTACATAAACCCCAGCACTCGCTGTAATCGAATTAGTTGTAACATTTCCTATATCTGTAACTCTCTGTAAACCAACATTTACATTACTTAGAAAACCGGCATCCCCCAAAAAAAATCCAGTTTGTGTTTCTACATTTCCTGAAGATTGAACCGCTGTGGTATTCACCGATTCAGATGTTATAAGACTGGGCGTTGTCCTATCTGCTGTTGTTGTTCGATCTTGTTGAAGGCTCGCCAATAAGACCTGACTTACGCGAGCGACGTCACCTATAGGAACCCCCATTCTTACATTAGTTTGCGAATAAAATTCCGGCCATACCTTCTTTTATACGCAAAACATTATAACTAACTGCATACACATTTAAATAATTATCATCAATTCTATTGGCGCCGCGTGTAATGT